GCCCCGTATGCGATACTCGCCATCGACCTTATCCAAACATTGGCCCTCTGCGTCTTGAGCACAGAATGTGCTGCGTGCCGCACAGCCGTTGCACGAGAACCCTTCTGGCGACCGCACCAATTCAAACACCTTACCTTCGTACTCCATCAGATACCTCCAAAGATGATGTGCCATGCGACCGCAACGAATGCGGCCACCGTGTACAGCTTGAGCTTAACGGCGATCATGCCTTCGCCTCACGAATCCGGTTAAACCGGGGATGCCGGTAGCCGCCTTGTCGGTCGCGTTCCATGTAACTAAACTCGCACCACTCACCGATGAACTTTTCCGGGTGAGCCAGCATGAGTCGCCCGAGGTCGTGTGCGATACCGGGCACGTCGCATATGCTGCCATCCTCGCACTCAACGCTAACAGAGCCTGCCCTGTCGAGTGGCTCACCTTGGATGCTGTACGCCCGATTGACTGCTGTGATGCGTCCATCTGCGTCGTCCTCCGGCTTGACCTTGAGCCAGCCATAGCTGCGCTTGTCTAGCTCGTAGACGTGGCGCAAGTCCTTGACCATCAGCCCTTCGAAGTTCCGGGCGCGAGCCTGATCGAAAGCAACGTGAACGTCCTCCTCACAGAACACATCAACGCGTTCCGGTCGGATGAACGGGATACCGTAATGCCGCCCCGCCTGCGCAATCGCATCCACTTGGAAGCGACGCTCGCTGTACGGGGAGTTGAACTGTGGGATGTCGAACAGCACGAACTCGACCAGTGTATTGGGCTTGCGCAAGTCCTCGGGCAATCCCTTGGTGCTACGCACCCAGCGGTACGAGTCGTTGTACGAACGATTGACGAGGATGCCGCAGTCGATGCGACCGATCTCCAAGTCATTCATGATTTCACTAAAGCCACGGTCCCAATGCACAGTGTTGGCCAGCGGCTTGTCAGCGTAGCTGCGTGTGAACACGCGCCGCCCAAGCTCACTAGGTTCGCACTGCGTCTCGCGGTTCCGTGTCAAGTGAACGTCACAGCGGATCTCGTCCAGCTTGATCTCCGCAACTGCCGGGTAGTTCAGCTTGTGCTTGCCCTTGGCAAACGTGTGGCCCTTCATGAGCTTCGACATCAGTTACCTCGCTTGACGAATGTGGGTTCGGTAGCGCCCACCGCATCGGCTTTGATCCACCACGTATCACGTCCTCCGATGAAGTCTTGATACACTGTTGCCCGCAGGCTGAGGTGGTCCCGCATAGCTCGCACGCGGTCTGCCAAATGCCTGTCTGCCGACACAGTACCAAAGTGGTCGGTGATGGAGACGGCTTCTCCGGGGCAGGCGATTGCCTTGCTGAGTATTGCGAGTGCAATGCTTGTGCTATGGCCGCTGCCGCGTACGCTGCGAACATGCTCGCTCACTCCTACGATTGGGGTTGGATGGATCATCGTGACACCATCAGGATAGAGTCCATCTTGTTGGACGTTGTGTAGTTCACCACCATCTTGCCGGTCACGATGCACTGGCTGCTGAACGCCTCACGCAGATAGCCGCGCTTCACGAGGTTGAACAGCGGAGCGCACAACGAACTGATCTCGACACCGAGTTCTTCACTCAGTTCGCGGCGCGTCTTGTACGCGAAGTCGCACGCCTTGAGGATGCGCTGTGCTCGCGGCGTGAGTGCGTCGTAACCCTCCTTCAGTTCAGCGAACGACTCTGCCTTGTTGATGTCTGCCATCTTGCTCATGCTTCCTCCGACTTGTAGATCGTGAAGCCGAACACCTTGACTTCAACGATGAACATGTAGCCGATGATGATGCCGCGACGTACCTTAATCATCCTTTCCTCCTGTTGAGATAACGGGTAGCCTGCCCACACACCCACCATGCACGCAGGTCTTTAACCATGCAGTAGCCCGCATAGCAGAGAAGCGATGCAAAACACTAGTGCCGATAGCAGAAACACCAGCACCCACGGGAACATCATCTCTAACACCATGTAACCTGTCATTGCCCCTCCCTCTGCATGGTCCACGTGTTCATGATCGGATCGAACACGGTCTGGAATTCGTTCTCAGACTTCATGCCCGACATCGCCAACTTGTTCTTCGGCGTGCTGATACCACGCACACCCGGATAGTCGTTCAACGCGCCGCCCATAATCACGAGGTCGAGCGTCGTCTGGATACCCGTCTTGCTGTTTTGCATCGCACTCAGAGGCGGGTACAGCATGTTGAAGCCTTCCGCGCTGACCTGAATCGTACCGACGTGTGCGAAGTCCTGAATCGCAGCCTCCTCACGCAGGCCGTTCCACACTTCCTCAAGCTGGCCGATGTCGTTAGCACCGCCGCCGCGATTCGACACCGCCTTGATGCGGCCCGTCATGTCGGTGATGACCAAGTACGGGTTGAAGTGCTCGATGATCTGTGCGACTTGCGACAGGTTCTTGCCGTGAATGTTCTTGATGATGACAGCGTTACGCCCGCCTACCTTCTCGATGTAGGCTGCGTCCAGCGTGCCGTTGTTGCTCATCTCATACATCTTCTCGCGGCTGAGATTTAAAGCGGTCTGCCACCAGCGTACAGTAATGCGCTCAGCCGTTCCCTCGTTGACGAGGTACAGAATTGGACGGCCATCCTGAAGGAAGTCGTTGAGTCTCTGAGCGGACCAGCCTTCCATAAGCCGACATAGGAGCGATGTCTTGCCCTTATCAGTCGGCATGACGACCGCCACATTGTCGCCGGACCTGATGCCTTTGAGACGAGATGCAAGGATGTCCCCAAAGGCAGTGATTTTAAGACCACCCGTATCTGCGTCTGCTGCGAGATAGTCTTTGATGCTACCGTCAGCCCAAGACGATACACCACCAGACTGCATCTCTCGCCGCGTCTCAAGAGCAAGTTGCTGGAGTTCGTAAGACAGGTCCACTTCGTCGCCTCGGTTGAACGAGGAAAGGATCGCAGCGGCACGGCCAGATAGATCACGTTCCCGAAGCATGTTATTGACGCCCATAAGGGCATCGGCGGGCGGCTCATGCGCTAGACCTCCGACGAGATGGAGCACAATGTCCACAGCCGCCTTACCCGCATTGGGATCAGCGCGAAGTTTGACGAGTGCTTGAAGCGGCTCGACCTCGACCCGTGCGTGTTCCGGGTAGGTCTGGAAATAGAGATTGAACCACGCTAGAAGGTTGGCGCTATCGGGCGAGAGCATTTCATCCGGTACACTCGCCCGCAACGTGTTGAAACGCTTGCGGTCACGCAAGGCATGCAGAATCAAACTATCACTCACACAGAATTTCCTCCTATTGAATTGCGAGTAGGCGTTGCACGTGCTGCTGAATCGCAGCTATGCTCATGTCCTTTGGGTCCAAGTCTTGCGGCGCACACATCACTGTGTAGTTAGTGCCGTCCGTCAGACCAGCACCACGTAGCCGTGTTTGATTGCGCTGCGCACCAGTCCACCCGGCGTAGTCTCCATCGTAGAAACTGTAGACTCGCTTGTTATGTTGCAACAGGTGCAGGAACAGCGCATCGTGGATAAGCGTCCCCAATGTGCAGAACACCGACACATGGGGACACGCATAGCTGACTTTCGCCCACGAGAAACAATCTTCGACAAGCAGCACATCGGATAAGGTAGCGTCCATCCGGTCCGTGATCCAGTGCTGATGGTCGTACGTCAACCACTTCTGTTCGCTTCTCTCCGTCGTGTCTCGGCCCATAAGTCCAGACGGCGTATCCAACAGCAATCGCTGCCTTGACGGACTCCAAGTAACCGGGATACCAGTCAGGTAGCTCATGTCCATGTTCTTCTTCGCGAGGAACGAGGCTATGTGCTGCTGCTCGTAGGCTTTCAGTAACCTCAAGGGCAAAGCATCTGTCGGATGCGTCAGCTTGGTTGATGTAAGAGGAGCCGATGTCCCGAGCATTACGTGTGACTTCATCTCCACTGCGCCCGACTTGCAGCGTTGGCAGTACGCCCACCATCTGTCCTCCGTGTTACCAACAGTGAGCGCTTCAGTGCGCTCGTGCTTGTGTCGGATGCGCCGACTCGATCCTATTGCGCAGCCCTTCGCTGCCTGCAACCACTCATCGTTAGGCAGTCTTGCCATACGTCCTCCTGTGAATGCTATGGTCTACGATCTACCCTGCACGGCGGCAAGGTCAGCATAGTGTGGCCACACCATTACCCGTTATAAGATCGTAGGCCGCAGCATTCGCTGCGGGCGCACACTTGTTCTAAGTTGACCTAGGTAGTGCGCTCACCTTCACGTGATCTTTACGCCTGCTTCACGTCGATGATCTGCGAGTCCTGAATCACGACCGTCTCGGAATCGAAGCCTTCACCGAAGAAGATTTTCAGGCGACGGTCGCCATTCGGCAGCGTCTGCACGCCGATGACCGAGGCTTCGACTTCACGCGCCGTCTCAGCACGGCCAACACGAGCGATGATGACGCTGCCTTCCTTCACAGCGTCGAGCAAGTCAGCGGCACGGAACTGCTGTTCAAGCTTGGCGATCTCCTCGACCAGCTTCGCCACCTGAACCTTCTTCGACTCGATCTTCGCGGCGAGCTTCTGGCTTGCCGTGAGTTCAACAGTCGGGCCAGCGTCGGGGGTCGTGGGATCGACAGCCGTGGACGTCGCACCACCAGCAGCGACCGCGCTGGCCACCGGCTCCCCCGCCAATACCGCTGCGGCTTGCACAGCGACCGCAGGAGCGGCTGCTTGGACTTGGACGGCCTCAGCTACCACCGGGGCAGCGGCAGCAGCTTGTGCGGCCTGTACGTTGGCGGCGTGGACTACTGCGGCGACTGCATGGACCGGGCTGACGCCGGTGTTCGGGAGTTCGACGGCGGGTGCGGTTGTCGTGATCGGCATAGTGTGATTCTCCTTGAGTTGAGGTAACAGAGTAAGGCGGCTACGGCCACCTGAATGAGAGGTACAGCGAGATACAGGTACAGCATGGCGGGTCAGTAGTCGGGATGCACCTGCACTGACTGCGCATCGGCCAACTCGTCAAGCGAGACGCGTTGGATGCCTGCGGCGATCTTCGTAACGATGCGCTCGGGCACGCTCACCTCGACTTGTGCAGGGGCAGCACGCACGCCGACACCCATCGAACCGATGTCGGTGACGATGCCGTTGCGAGCGATGTTGCGCAGTGCGTTCTTCAGTGCGAGGTTCAGGAACGTGTCGTCGTCGTTCGGGTAGCGCTCCTGCAACTCGTGCAGGTACGGGTCACCGCCCTCCGTCTTAGGATCGTCCGTCGCCATGCGGCGCAGGTCCGCAAGCGTCGTGTCCGGTACGGTGATCTTCGCCTCGATGAGGATGCTGGTCTTGAACGTGTGCATTACTTGCCTCCGTGGGTTGCGTTCATGTGTTCAGCGCCCTTGACGAACAACAGCTTCTGGAGAAGCGGGTTGCTCATCATTTGCCATGCCTTGCTATTGGCCATGTCGTGCGCCACCGTGCCGTACTGTGCTGCGCCGCCGCGCTTAGCGTGGAAGCGGCGATTGCCGTGCGAACGGAAGCGCTGCTGCCGACCATACGGCGCAGAGAGTGCAGGGTTGAACGCGTTGCTACGGCCCGAGAGGTCCGGCCCGCCTTTCGCTTGGCTCGCCATGATGCGTGCCTCGGCAGCAGCGTAGTCCAGCTTGTCGATGATCTTTGCGACCTCGCCCTTGGTGGCGATGCCACTCAGTGCAGCAGCAATGCGGGAACCAGCTTGACGGAGAATACCCATGTTTGAAACCTCCAGAATTGAATTGTGAGTAGGCGTTACGACGCGATGAGCGACAGCACTTCGTTGCGGTGCGCCTCAGCTTCCGCCGTTGCCGCTTCGAGTTCTGTCTTGATCTGGTCCGTGATGAGCGCATGGCCTGACGTTGCTTGCGTCAGTGCCGTGGCCAGTGTCGCATGCGCTGCGTCGAGTGCATCGTCATGCTGGGCGTATGCATTTCGCAGGGTAGTGCTGAGGTCACGACTCGCCTGCTCGATGCGCTGCGCACACTCACCCTTGGCTACGGCGTGCTGGAGTACCAGCGAATCATCGTGCGCCTTCAGTTCTTCACGCAGATGCGCCGACTGCTGAGCGATGAACGACAGCCGCTTGCGCAGTTGCATGTCGTGGATGTCAGCGACGAAGCGTGTGACCTTGGTTGCTGCCGAGTGCAGCTTGCGGGTGATGTGGTGGCTCATTTGCCCTCCGTGCTGGTGAACGACGAGAGCTTCACATCGCCGTACTGGTTGATGGTGACCGTAGTAACTGCGCAGCCGCTGAGCATGGCCAGCATGAGGGCTGCAACGATGAGCTTACGCATTGGGCGTTCTCCTGTTGTTCGTGTTGTGGTTACGTGTTCAGCGCGTCTGCTGCCTGTTGTGCATCGAATGCCTTGGCGTACGTCGAGTCGCCCCAACCATTCGTGTGGCTGTCATAGATGCGCCAGCCGTCGCCCTTCCACTGCGCTTGGTAACGCTCAGCCTTCGGCAGCTTGTCGTTGTTGTTCAGGGCCTTGATGGTTTGCAGTCCGTGCATGTGGTAGTTCTCCTTAGTTAAAGATCGAGCGATGCGGATTGAAGATGATGT